ACTTCATTCCCACTGATTGATACTTCTAGTGGTACTAGTTTTAATAGTACTTGGTGGTCTTGCTATAGTCTTACTTCATTCCCACAATTAGATGTTTCTAGTGGTACTAGTTTTAGTGGTGCTTGGGCTTATTGCTCTGGACTTACTTCATTCCCACAATTAGATGTTTCTAGTGGTACTAGTTTCTATCGAACTTGGTTTAATTGTAATGGACTAACTACATTCCCACTATTGAATACTTCTAGTAGTTTTAGTTTTTCTCTTGCTTGGCGTGGTTGCTCTGGACTTACTTCATTCCCACTGATTGATACTTCTAGTGGTACTGGTTTCTATCAAGCTTGGTATGGTTGCACTGGACTTACTTCATTCCCACAATTAGATTTTTCTAGTGTTACTGCTGGTTTCTATGAAGCTTGGTATGGTTGCACTGCACTTACTTCATTCCCCGCAAATATGTTTGATACTACAGGAACATTAGTATCAACTGCCTTTAGTTATGCTTTTGATAATTGCTCTCTAACTGCCCAATCTATTGAAAATATTTTAGTTTCTTTGGATACTAATGGTGCTAGCAATATCACTTTAGGTATAGTCGGTGGCAGTAATGCCGGATATTCCACTTGGACTGCTGCCGCTCAAACAGCACTGACAAACCTTCAAGGTAAAGGTTGGACTGTTACATATAATGCTTAATTTATAAATAACATATAAAGGTAAAAAGTTATACAATGAAACTTATCACAGAAGAAATTTCAAACGTACAAATTATTACTGAAGGTAAAGGTGCCAATAAGAAGTTATACATTGAAGGTGTTTTCTTACAAGGAAATATCAAGAATCGTAATGGAAGAATGTATCCTATAGAAACACTTTCTAAGGAAGTAAACAGATATAATGAGACGTTTGTTCAGAAAGGACGTGCTTTGGGTGAACTTGGACATCCAGATGGACCTACAGTAAATCTTGATCGTGTTTCTCATAAGATTACTTCACTTGTAGCAGAGGGAAACAATTTCAGAGGTAAGGCACAAATTCTTAATACTCCTATGGGTAAGATTGCATCTTCTCTTCTCGATGAAGGTGTAATGCTTGGAGTTTCTTCACGTGGTGTTGGTTCATTAAGAGAAGATCGTAGTGGTGCAAAAATTGTTGGTGAAGACTTTATGTTAGCAACTGCTGCTGATATCGTTGCCGATCCTTCTGCACCTGATGCGTTTGTTCAGGGAATTATGGAAGGTAAGGAGTGGGTTTGGGAAGGTGGAATCCTTCGTGAACAACTTGCAGAAAAAACTCAAAAGAGAATTAATACTCTCGTAGATCAAAGAATGCTTGAAGAGCATAAGTTGAATCTGTTTAATGATTTTCTGTTAAATCTTTAATTTATAAATAAATATAGATTAATACAAAAAATCTATAAATCAAATGTCCGTTGGTAGCAATTTACAAGAAATGGAAAACGTAGTAACCAAAGGCGCTGCTGCATCTGAATCAATGCCAAAAGCAGGAAGCAATGCTTCCGGTGTTTCGACACCTGGCCAAACTGGCAATTGGGAAGATCTCGGTGGTCCTACTCCAGAAAACTATAAGGTAGATGACAACTCTGCCAAACTCAAAGAACCTACAATTTCATCCGTTAAGGATGTAGTAAACAGAGGTGCTAAGCCTGCTGAACCTATGCCTAAGGGTATGAAAGAGGAAGAGGAAGTTGAGGGTGAAGTAGTTGCTGAAGAAGAGACTACTGAAGAAGAGGTAGTTGCTGAAGAAGAAACCACTGAAGAAGAAGTAGTCACCGAAGAAGAGGAAGTAGTTGCTGAATATGACATCGAAGAGGATGTTGAAGCACTGCTTGCTGGTGAAGAACTTTCTGAGGAGTTCCAAGAAAAGGCACGCACCATTTTTGAAACTGCTATCAACGCAAAAGTTGCCGGAATTCAAGAAGAACTGAAGGCACAATATGAAGCAACTCTTGAAGAGGAAGTTGTTTCCATTAAGGAAGAACTCACTGAGAGAGTTGACGCATATCTTGAGTATGTTGCCGAAGAGTGGATTTCAGAAAATCAACTCGCAATTGAGCAAGGTCTTAAGACCGAGATGACCGAATCATTCCTTGTTGGAATGAGAAGTCTTTTTGAAGATCATTATGTAAACATCCCTGAAGAGAAATATGATGTAGCTACCGCAATGGTAGAAAAATTAGATGAGATGGAAGATAAACTCAACGAGCAAATTAAAACTAATATTGCTCTCAAACAAAGATTAGCTGAGTCGGTTGCTGATGTAATCTTCTCCGAGGTTTGTGAAGGTCTTGCACTTTCACAAAAGGATAAACTCGCTTCTCTTGCAGAAAATGTTGAGTTTGATAGTGAAGATACATATCGTGAGAAACTGGTAACTCTGCGTAAGTCATACTTCCCAGAGAATGCTGGAGCTCAAAGAGACCAGTCAGAGAATATTTCTGAGAGTTCAGAAGTTTCTAGTCAACCAGTAACTGGTTTAATGGAATCATACTTGAACACTCTGACCAGAGTTTCGCAAAAGTGATTTTTTAATCATAAATCAAACTAAAAATTTTTAACAAGGTAAATTCAAATGCAAGGTTTCAATGCTGAATACCTTCAGGAGAAGTGGGCACCTATCCTCAACCATGAGGGTCTCGGTGGCATCCAAGATGCCCATAAGAGAATGGTTACCGCAGTTCTTCTGGAGAACCAAGAAAAAATGCTTAAGGAAGAAAGAGAATTTCTTTCTGAAGCTGGTCCAACTAACTCAACCGGAGCTGGAGTTGCTAACTTCGATCCCGTTCTGATCTCCTTGATCAGACGTGCAATGCCTAACCTGGTCGCATATGACCTGGCTGGTGTTCAACCAATGAATGGTCCTACTGGTCTGATCTTTGCAATGCGTTCCCGTTACTCTTCTCAGAGTGGCGCAGAAGCACTGTTCGACGAACCAGATACTGGATTCTCCAATAGTGGAATCGGAACTGCAAACCCATATGTTGCTGGTTCTGAAGGCAATTCAGTTGGTTTTGGTACTACCGGTCCTCAACTTGGATCCAATCCAGGTCTGCTTAGCCCAACTGCTCAAACTGAAAGCGGATACACTGCACAGCAGGGTATGGATACCGCACAGTCTGAAGCACTGGGTAATGGCGAATCTTTCAACGAGATGGCATTCTCGATTGAGAAAGTCACCGTTACTGCAAAGTCAAGAGCACTGAAAGCCGAGTACTCATTAGAACTCGCACAGGACCTCAAGGCAATTCATGGTCTGAATGCTGAAGCAGAATTGGCAAACATTCTCTCAACTGAGATTCTTGCCGAAATCAACCGTGAAGTCATCAGAACCATCTATAAAGTTGCAGAGCCTGGTGCTCAAGCAAACGTTGCAACTCCTGGTACTTTCGACCTCGACGTTGACTCCAATGGTCGTTGGTCTGTTGAGAAGTTCAAGGGTCTGATTTTCCAAATCGAGCGTGATGCTAACGCAATCGCACAAAGAACTCGTAGAGGAAAGGGCAACATGATCCTCTGCTCTGCAGACGTTGCTTCCGCACTGACCATGGCTGGTGTACTTGATTACACTCCAGCACTCAACGCAAACCTGAATGTTGATGATACCGGCAACACCTTTGCAGGTGTACTTGCAGGTAAGTATCGTGTATACATCGATCCTTATTCCGCAAACGTTTCTGATACTCAGTATTACGTTGCTGGTTATAAGGGTACTTCACCTTATGACGCAGGTCTGTTCTATTGCCCATATGTTCCTCTCCAGATGGTTCGTGCCGTCGGTGAGAACACCTTCCAACCAAAAATCGGGTTTAAGACTCGTTATGGTATGGCTGCAAACCCATTTGCAGGTGCACCTGGTGGAGCAACCACTGGTGGTCTTCGTACCAACGACAACCGCTACTACAGAAGAGTCAAGGTTCAAAACCTCATGTGATGTCAGCCTTCGGGCACTCACTTCTCAGAGGGTTCTTCGGAACCCTCTTTTTTTATCTAAATAAAAATAAAAATGTCTTGTAATTTTCCAAATCAGATAGAGAATAGAAATTTTCTATCTCCAATTGGGTTTAAATTTACATTAGCAAAATATCCTAAGGTTTCCTTTTTCTCAAATTCTACTAGAATTCCTGAGATCAACATGGGAACTGCGATACAACCAACCTATCTCAAAGACTTGGACGTTCCTGGAGATAAGTTAAGTTATGGTGATTTTTCATTAAGATTTTTAGTTGATGAAAATATGGAAAATTATATGACCGTTCATAATTGGTTGACTGGTTTAGGGTATCCAGAAACTACACAACAATTTAAAGATTTGACGACAAATGATGATGGAATAAGAGATTTAAAAGAACAATTTAGTGATGGTAGTTTACATATTCTCAATAGCAATTTCAGAACACAAGCAATTGTGAAATTTAGAGATTTATTTCCCACTAGTTTAACTTCTTTAGAGTTTGAAGCAAGTGATACTGATATAAACTACTTTACAGCAGAGGTCGGTTTCAAGTATACTGTGTATAATATTTTAGCATCTGATAATAGAACTCCCTTATGAACCTTGATCAAATTCAGGAAATGTGGGAAAGAGATTCCCAAATCGATCCTGATAATCTACATGATGAGTCACTCAAAATTCCCCAACTTCACTCAAAATATTATACTCTCTATAATACCATTACATTATTGAGAGAGAAAGCACGAGAGTCTTATAATAGAGTTAGACTGGAAAGATATAACTATTATACAGGAAAGGCACCAGCAGAGGTCTATGTAGAAGAACCATTTCCGTATAAGGTAAGAGATAAAGAGGCATTACAGAGGTATCTAGATGCCGATGAACGGTTAAATAAAGTAGATCTTAAGATTCGTTATTATGATGTTGAACTTAAGTTTTTAGAGGAAATTATCAAGACTATTTCTAATAGAACTTTTCAAATTAAAAATGCTATTGAATGGAATAAGTTCCAAGCAGGTTACAATTAATGGATGATAAAGAATCACCTTTTGTTTTAGATTTTAGTATAGAAGATATACATCTTTTATATTATTGTGTATGCAAAAGAATTGAGACTTGGGAAGGTCATCCATCCAGACACCCATATGAACAAGAGCATCTCAATTATTTAAAAACAGAACTATACAAAGCAGTATTAGATTTCAAGTTTAATAGTGGGGACTAAATATTCATAGGTGAATCCTATGGATTATGTCTCATTTGATTATTTCTAAAAAGAACGAAGTATATCTTCAGGTAAAGGCAGAACCACATGTCTACTACGAGTTAGCAGACCA